AAACTCTAGATCGCCTCCAGAAAAAGAAACGTCTCCAGTGATTGCGCCGCCAGTTAAGGGGAGATAATTGCCATTAACAAAATCATAAACATGATCGCTTGTAGGAATATTTGACGAACCATCCGATACAGCACCAAAGGTTAAAGCATCCTGTTTAGCATTCCATGTTGCAGAACTTTGAACATTCGCATCTGGTAATGTTCCAGTAACATCTGTTGTTAGGTTAACCTGACCAAGTGTTAGGGTCTGATTTCCCGTGCCTCCTGCTGTTATGTAATCGTAAGAACCAGCGAGAGTTACGTTCGTTGAGTTATCTGTTCCAGCTTCGTCTACGCCTAAAGAAGCTCTTGCTGTAGCTCCACTTTCAGTGACCCAAGCAGACCCAGTTCCTACAATAAATTTACCGTTATGTGCGTTTAAAGCAGCAAGTGCTGTTAAGTCTGAATCGTATGCTTGGACATCAGTTCCTATTGCTAAACCTAAAGCTGTTCTTGCTGCACTAGCACTTGTAGCTCCAGTTCCTCCATTCGCAATTGCCCAAGTAGGGATTGTTCCCGTTAACCCTGTGTAAGCAACATTTGTGGCAGTAGATGCATTGCCAGTAACATCGCCAGTTACGTTACCAGTAATATTCCCTGTTACATTGCCTGTTAGGTTGCCTGTTACATTGCCAGTAAGAGGGCCGATAAAAGATGTAGCTGCAACTGATTTATTAAAACTCCATTTAGTTCCAGAATGTAAATACTGTAATTTTGCATCTGCACCAGCGACAGTAATTCCCGCTTCATTTGCGGCACTAGAACTAGCTGATCCATGCGCAAGGGTTAATGTTTTATCTACTAAATCAGTATTCGTTTCATTAATGGTATCAATGGTTCCTGATACTTGTAGATTACCAGTAACAACTAGTGGCCCCGATATAGTGCCTAGTGTTGTGATGTTACTTGATCCAGCCCAAGTAGATAATGCTGTATTTTCTACATTGTTAAGCGACAAGTCGCTTTTAACTTCCGCATAACTTCTTCCCTCTAATCCACTTGCTGTAAACTTTGCAAAATCATTATCAGCTACAGAAGCATGATCTATTTTTACTGCATTAGTATTTGCTATGCCAAAAGTTAGAGCATCTTGTTTTGCATTCCATGTGCTTGCCGAAGCTATTCTAGCATCTGCAATTGTACCTGATGAAAAGAAATCTGTAGCAGAATCTCCAGCCTGTGCAGTAGCCGCTGTTGTGGAAGTTAAAGCGTTACCAGTTGTGTCCTGATTACCAGCGGCATTAACCCCCGGTAAATTAATATTAGCTGTGCCGTCAAAGCTAACTCCACCTATTGTTCTGGCAGTTTCTAGTGCGGTTGCGGTATCAGAGTTACCAGTCGTGTCTTGGTTCCAAGTAGGAACAGTTCCCGTTAATCCAGTATAAGGAAGATAGGTAGCGTATGTAGCACTATCGGCTGTAGTCGCGTGAAGGTTCCCTTGGCTATCTCTTTGCGGAATTGCGTTTGCACTTGTTCCTACTTCTTTAGTTCTGTTAGATGTTCCATCAACAGCAGATGGGCCTATCTTAACAGAATTAGGGGGAAGTAATTCATCCACTTCACCAGAAGCAGTGACTACAGTTTTTGGTAAATCACCAGCAGCAAACTTACCATCTTTTCCTGCAATTAAAACTTGGCCCTCTTTTGCTGGAGCAAGTTTTGACGGATTAATCTTTGCTTGATTACTTACCTTACCATCAGTGACGGAAAAAGGGGGTATGTCCGTTTGTGCAGGCATTATCCACAAACACTAACAACTATTTTAAAATCAGTTAAACAACCTCCTAATTCAAAATCAGCAGAAGCTGTTCCTGATTCAGCAGCAGTTGCTCCTCCATATTTGCGTGCGTACTGAGGGGAGTTGGTAGTAAGCACACCATGATGAACTATTATATAGGTGTTATCGCAAGCTATAGAAAATACAGAATTTTGATCGGTAGTAGGATCAGACGACCATTCGTGAGGAATCAATATAACATCTCCTTGTGAATACCCATGAGTTTGACCAGTAGATTTTTGACTTTCATTTACGCAAACAAGCATAAGACTAACAAATTTAGGAATCACACCAGCACTGCCAGCAGGGTTTGTTAATCCATGAGCTACACGTTTAAAACCAGCAGTAGCAACAGGAGGGTTTAATACATCTATTTCTTTAAAAAAAGAATTAAGAACCATGTCAGCACTTGTTCCACCACTAACAAGGATTTGACCAGAAGCTGTTACCTCTGTTGGTTTCGGATCGCCACCCGAGCCATAACTTAAAAAAGCTGACCTTAAATTTCCTGCACTATTTTTATGATTATAAAGTTTATCCCAGTGAACTCCGTTATCTAAAATAGCAAGTTTACCAGCACTGTTTTTTCCAATAGAAGCACCATCTAGTGCGTTAGCTGTGCTAATATGATTTCCATGCACAGAGTTACTAATGTGCTTAATTCGTAAGTTGTTTGTGGTTACTCCATCAGTTGTTACTTTATGAATACTTAAAGCAGAGTCTCCGTTTAAATATTGTTTGCTATCATTAATATCATCAGTCGAAACTGCTAACGTATTAGTTTTTAATACTTCAAATTTATCACCAACATCAACAAGCAAACCAGCGTTTCCTTCTGTTTCACTGGCTACACTAGAAAAAGAACTTGTCCCAGATAAAGCAGATGCATTTCCGTTTGTTGCTCCAATAATTATTTTACCAGATGCTAAAGCTAACTTTGCTACATCTATGTCTGCATTTGTTTTAACTTTAGCATTTGTTATTGCCTCAGAAGCAATTTCAGATTCACCTACAGAGCCTGTCACTGCAATTGTAGGAGTAGCTCCTGCATTTAATGCCGCCCTTGTTACGTTCCCAGTTGTGAAGTCATGTCCCTTAGAGACAGTTACATTTAAACCCATTTTATAATTCCTTTCTTATTAAATTCTCTCCAGCTAAAGCTCCTACCTTAACTGTATTAAGCTCTAGTCTTCCTTGTGTGTTAGATACTTTTATTTGAACGTATCTTCCTGTTCCTCTAAATTTATATTTGTTATTACTAGACTGATGTAAATCAGGATCAAAACCTTTGTCATCTGGATTAAAATTCCAAGTCCCACTGTTTGCTTCACAAACTGTAAGGCTAGAATGATTTGTGTTTCCCGTTGAACAAGAACCTACTGGTAAAGTCACATCTACCCCTCCTGATGATGGGGCTAATTTGACACTGTAATCTTCACGATACTTTGTGAAAAAATCATTGTTAGTATTAGACTGAACATATTCTGGCTTATCAAATGGCTTGTCGTATTTTGTTCTGCTAAATGTTTTATCAGTTATAAGTTTTACACCGTTTTCTTCTGGCCCATCATACAATGTTGTTACTGTAAAATTAGGATCGTTTGTAGAAATTTGAACTTCTGCTGATCTCCATTTTTTTTGATCAATATTATTAGCAGTATATCCTCTTGTGGTTATTTCATCTGAGATTTGCTCGTAATTTAAAGCACCTTCAGCAGCACCTACTTCATCAACAAACCCACACACCTCTAATTCATCATCATACAAATTCACATAGCCATCATTAGACAAAAAGAATAAACGCCTTTTGCCTTGGTAATCCATGCTTATAAATTCCTTAACATTTATAGCTGATCCTGTGTCGTAACCACTCCATGCTTTTTGAAGCATATCGTAAACTAAGATTGCATTGTTTGTTGTGGAAGAGCCTTTAAGTGTAACAGCTAAATAATAACGATTACTATATGTTGCAGCTACAGCTTTATCTGCTTTTGTCCAATCAATAAGATCAATAGTTGATTGAATAGCCTCAGATATAGGTTGCTGTGTAGCTGTTACTTTTCCATTAGCAGTTACAGACAAACTACAAACACCACGTTTACCTGATAAGAACCAAACATCGTTACCAACTTGAATAGTAGATTTAAAACTTACTGCTCCAAAATCCCTCGTAACCTCATCAAGTGTTGCATCACTTGTGTCTCCATAAATGTTTGAAACCAAAAATATGGAGTTATTTTTAAATACAGCCAATGTAGTATTATTAACTTTCTGTATGCCAGTAATTTCTCCATCATCCCCTTGTTGGACTCTGAAGCTGCTCATAATGGGAGCATACCTCGTATAGTTTAGGTAATCAGATACCCCTATAAAATCACGATCATAAGGAACAAGTAATCTGTTACCAAAAAATAATGCATGATCAGAATTGGGAATTGCTTCAGTTCCATCAGATTCAGTTTCTTCAGTTTTTTCCGTGTCTTCTTGTGTTATAGAAACAAAGCCATCTGTCATGTTTTTTAAGACAAGAGGCTCTAAGTCTTCTCCTCTCATCATAACTATAACATTAAAACATTGAACAAAAGAAACGTCTGAGGAAATTGTTGGGCAAGTTAATTTGTCTGACTGTGATCCGTCTCTAGATGCGTAAGTGCCACTGCTTGATGCGATTATTAAATATTCTATTCCAGAAGGATCACGGAAAGTTCCTGCTCCATAAACAGTGCCATAACCAAAAACTTTGCTTCCTGCATTTATCCATCCAGATGAATTTTGAACATTGTTATTTGTGTCTATAGGATTTATCCCTGCTGCAATGCCCTGTGTCGCTTTAAAATAAGGCCCATGAATATTATTACTAGCTGGGCCTGCTGTAGCTGAAATGGTTACAGAGCCATCTGTGCTAGTGTTGTCGGAAACAGTTACATTAGAAAAAGCTGGATCAGAACCAGATGTATCTACTTTTCTTCCACTGTATAAAACAAAGTCTCCATTGCCGTAGCCAATAGTATCGTCATAATGATCAGCCTGCACATTTGACCAAGGCATCTTTTTGATTCCTGATCTTGTTTTAGCTACCCCATTTACAAACCTTTTATTAATAGCAGAGGCAACAAAACCTTGAGGCAACTGGCTAGGTTCAAGACGAGAGTTTACACCAACAAACCCTGTGTCACCATCAACTATGCTTTCACCAACTGGCATTACTTTAACCTAATTATTTTGTTCAACCTTGCCACTTCATTCAGTGCTGCTTTTGTGAATGCCGGAGCGTTCGTTGCTGCGTTCTGAAACTGGGGGTGATCGATCAGGGTCGAGACTCCATTCAAGTCTTGAAACTTTGTTGTCTTGCATCCCGCTGTTAGCAGCACTAATAGCATCATCAATTTGATCCAATTCTTCATCATATTTTTTATTCGCTCTAGACTCTTTTAATGATTGAGCTATAAGCAAAAAAAGCCGCTCTATGGTTGGAACGGCCTTGATTAGCGAAACTATAGCCGCAAGGATTCCTCCCATTAGCCTACTTTTTTCTCAACTTTATGCACAGCGTGTTTGACGAAAATCGCCAAGATACTTGTTGTGCCGATTGAGATTGCATTACCAAGTTCGATTTCTCCAGTGGCCCATCCCGCGATTGCCCCGAGCAAACCCGTAATGCCTCCCCAGAAACTTTTTGACTTAAACATAATTATTTTATTTTCCTTTATTTATAAACATATAATAGGTCTTCCCTACTATAAAAACTAAACACGTTAGAGATATTAGAATTTGGATCACTTGAGATAGCTCAGTATACCATGAACCAACTCCAACGACTCCCGCCGTTGATACCTTTACCATATCTAATATATCTGTAAGCATCAAAAAAGCTCAACTAACTTTACGTTGCCACTAGAGCCTCCATTTGCTGTAGCAGCACCAATGTAATCACTAATTACAATTGTTGTTTCGGCAGCTATTTTTAATGTCCCAGAAGAATCCAAAGTGTAATCACCAACTGTTGATGCGTGTTGGTTGTTAATTATCAACTTTCTTCTTCGTTCGTTATAGGAAACATCATGTCCTCCGACAGTTGCTTTTGCTGCACTTGCTATTTTTACATTATTCATCTTTTACTACTTCTGGTTCTAAAACTTCTTGCGATCCATTAGGTTGTTCTTCTAGACCGCACTCTTGCATTATAACACGAGCAGCATTCGTTACAACTTCGTGTTGTTGGCGATTTAAGTTCGCGTTCCCACTAGCTACAAATAATATATCTAGTGCCTCTTTAACTTTGTTCTTGTCCATATTAATATGTTGTTACTTTAACCTTCCTTACTTGACCTTCTTCTCTAACAAGAGAATCAATCTCCAAGGAAAGTAATCCTTCAGCTTTTTGCTCTTCCATATCCGCTGGAGTACCATTAGCTGTTAAATAGTCTGTAAAGATACCTTGTATAAGATACCCTAAAAATCTTGTTGGTATTTCTACCTTATCCCAATTTGCGTGAGGAGGTTCCTGAGTTGTGCTTGATGCATTAACTGTATAAAAATTATCACTGTTATACGCTTGAACTCCGTTATTGTATGTGCCTGCTGACCAAACATCTCCAGTTAAATCTACTCTGGCTTTTCTGTATTCTACAAAAATAGTTTTCTTACTGTCTCTAGTATAAATGTATCTATCAGTTCCATCGTCGTACAATCTGTAAGTTTGTGGTACAGCATCAATGTTTAATAAAGGGTCTTTATCGTAAACCTCAACTATCTCTCCCATTGTGCTGGTCATTGTAAACTTATCAGCAGTTGTAGTTGTTAACTCACTTATTCTAACAAGCTCGGGCCAAGGAGCAGAAGGATAAGCGATTGCTAATCTTCTGTTGGACAAGTCACGAACTTGCTTAAAAAAATGGCTAGGCAAGTTGTCCCTGTCTAGCCCTGCAAGTTGAGCAACTCCGTATAATACTGTTCCAAAATCTAAAGATAACATCAGCTATATACTTTTCTGTATTTAGGTGTGGATGCATAACCCACTTGTAGCTTAGTGCCTTTGCTGTTCACTTTGCATTGAGGATTGTCGTTAAGATAGTTGTTCATAAACTGTTTATCTTTCCAACAATCATAGCCAAGTCTTTGGCCCCAATAGTGATAACTGTCAGCACTAATTTGTGCCTTCATTTGGCCTAGTCCCTCGACGGATTTTCGCTCCTTTTGGTTGGTTTGCCCGAGCCGCTTTTGTGCGGCCCGAGCTATAACCTTTTGGCGATTCCAACCCGTCTTGAACTCCTTGAGCATCCCACTAATTAGGGACTCTTCAAGTCCATCAAGACTTACTAGCATATTAACCAGCAGCTAAATCTGGAGCGAATTTACCAAAACCTTGTGGTTGCTTCACAACAAGTGAGGCACAGGCTTCGATGATACGTCCTTCACCAGAACCAGAGTTAGGAATATCCTGCACTCTCGGCAACATACCATAACGAATTTCAGTCATCTCTAACGGCAAGATGTAACCCGTGTTAACAGTTGGCATGAAGTTATCGACATGAATGTTAAGAGTACCGAAATCACCCTCAAAAACCGTGATTGTGTTTTTGAAAGTTGTGCTACCCAACTCTTGGTTAAAAGTGCGAACCTTTGTTGCGGCAATCCCGGGGGCAGCATCATTGGAAGCATCTATAGTAGTTGACTCTGTGCTAGTGGCAGTAAGGTTGGTAAACCCACGCTTGACTTTAGCACCACAAATCAGATCGTAAGATCGGACACTGCCTGTTACGTTATAGATAGACTCCAAAACGTCTTGAATAAGTGTTTCAGTCAACAACGATGTGTCAGATGCTCCACCAACATCCTGCGTGTTAGCGGCTGCTGTTTTAAAAGCTGCGGGAATATCAGCATCCCCAGCTTCTGGAGCATTGTTAATCCAACTTCCTAAACCTCTAGTCTTGTAAGGCTGTGAAGATGCTTCCTTTTTAGGAGCATTGTTAGACAAGAAAGTTTTTTCCATGTCTCGTTTCAACTCAACTGTTTTCTTAGCAACACCTTGAGCTAGAAGGTTTTTACCTCCAACTGGGTTAGTTACTTCAGCAGCCAAAGGAGATACCTTGGTAGCCCTACGGAAATACTGAGCGTAGTTAGCAAGCTCATCACGCTGACGAGCATGGTTCATTACCAAAGGCTCATATCCAGCACCGTGAGTTGTTGACTCAAGTGAGTTGTTTGCACCGTCTTCGTCCCAAGTTCCACCATCATAACCCAACACGCTTGACGCTGTGTTTGCGTGAGTGCTTGGAGTTGTAGTAGCATCTTTGCCATCCTTAAACCCTTCTGAGGTTGCTCCTTCATACACATCAGCCGACCAACGGTGATACATATTTCCTAAGTCTTTTCCTTTTGGAGCCATGCTCGAAAAAGGAGTGTCTTTTGCGTCTATTAGCGAAATGTAATCCGCTAAATCTTCCCTTTTAGTTGGGCCTGCTGTTGCTGAACTTCCATCACCTTGGAAGTCGCTTTCAAATAATTGTGCCATCTTAAATAAAACCTTTCATTAATTCAGTTAGTGAGTCTCGATCCCTTCTTGTAGTGAAGTTTTTGACTGCGTTTGACTTTTGCTGTTTTTCTTTACTAACAGACTTTTTTGCAGCAGTTGGCTTGGTCGGTTGTGCTGGTGCTTTAGCAACTGGTTTTTTCTGGCCTCTTGAATTTTGCAATTCTTCATATGCCATCAAACCCATTTGATAAATCGTAACATCAGCCTTCCACTCGGCATGACTTTTAATCTCTGGCCTATTGCGAACTATTTCCATAGCTTGCTGGTACATAGGATGAGATCGATCTTTCCAATAAGGAAAAGCATTCTCTACTACGTTTGAGTTTTCACGTTCTCGTAATAAATAGTCTTTCCGTTTTGGCAAGTCTCTTAAAGCCTTCCTAGCTCTCCGCTTAATAGCTAAAACGTCTTCTTCGGAATAATCCTTATCACCTTGTACAGCCCCATTAGGGTTGTCTTCGGCCCAATCATAAACCTCTTGAGCTTCTGTTAATTTAGCATCTACATCTTTAATAGTTACAACACTCGAATAAGGAACATTGCTATTAACAACAGTAGGAGCTTCATCACCTTTTTGCTCAAGTTGAGCTCTTAGGTCTGCTACTTCATCTTCAAGAGTTGAGACTTTACCCTCTGCCTCTTTTCGGATAGCGGTTAGCTTACCTATGCGTTTAAGAAGTCCGTCTTGGCCTTTGCCAGACTCGTCATCTTCTTCACTTTGAGAAAGAACTTCTGACTCGGTTTCAGAATCTTCATTTTCCTCACCACTCGGCTCGGTAGATTCTTTTTCCTCATCATCACCATCTTCAGCTTCATTTTCGACGGGGTGCGTAGGATCAGGTGTTTCACTTTCCTCTTGCTCCGGCTCAAAGAGCGAATCAGGCTCCATAAGACGGTCAAGTCCCGCTTGGTCTAAAAGACCACCAATGTTTTGCTTCAGCCCTTCGTTAGCTTCCTGCGACTCGGGCAGTGAGTCACTCTTAGTCTGTCCTTCAGCCATGCGTTTAGGTGCAAGATTCCTCGCCAGTATTTTTTATAAATGGAAATACAGAAAACCCCCACAGCTATAACGCTGAAGGGGCTCCAAATCCTAACTAATTGATAATGTAAAACCTGATATGATATGTTCTAATAGATTTTACCTGTTTCTTTTCGCTTCGTTTACTTTTTCATCTAGTATGGATTTGAGATTTATCAAGGCATCGAGCCTCCCACAAGCGTGAGCTCTCTCGTTGTCTTCCATCTGTGCTCCTGCGACAAAGCTGACTTCTCCAGTAATTGATTCTTGAATAATTAAATCAACTGCCTTTAAGACATCTTCGCCGTTTCCTGTTGCTAATAGTTCTGTCGCTTTCATTATTGCACTGGTTTAACACCAATTTTCCCTACTTGGGAATTTTGTTGCTGCTGAAGCTGAAATTGCAGTGATTGAGTGTAGTTTTCAAGCAAAGCCTTAAACTGTTCATCTTCCTGCATTTGCCCCTGAGCTTTTGGATTAGACTCAATAAGTTGTTGCACATATTGCAACTTACTTTGGGCTGCTGGGTCTTTTTCCTGATAATTAGCTTCATAGCCTGCCTGCATTGCTACAATTTCAGCTTTTGTTTCATTGAACAACTTCTGAGATGCAGAGCCTTGATCGATAAGAATTTCATCAGCCATTTCTGGGGCCAAACTGCTTACCATTTTCTTAATAAGCGTATTTCTTTCAATTGAACCTCCAGCATCAAGTGGCAATAGCTGCTGTGCAATGACTTCAAGTTTTTTAAGGACATAATCGTCATTCATATCCCTTGCATCAAACTTCATTATAAAGTCTGGCAATGTGTTTAGGTCACTGACTTGTAAAGGAACCCCCGTGACCCTCTGAATATCATCAGGGGATAAATATTGCAGAGTTAATGCGAGCATTTGCTGGTACACTTCTGTCCATGAGGCTAACCAGTTGTTGACTAGGGCTTGTTGTTTCATAGTCGTTGTCAACGGGGGTATATTTCCATGAGGAAGTCCGTAATAGTCTGCTGTATCATGCAATATCATATCTATGCACTGCATTGATGTTGCAGGGACTCCTGCTGTTAATTGTAATGGCTGATAATCTCCCGGTTTTGAAACAGGAACCATTATCGCTGGGCCTAGATTGTTAACCATTCCAAGCCTTCTGTTATATTGAATTGGTGGGACTGTCTCCAATGAAGTTCTGTCAATTATACTGTCACGTTGAGCTTTTAACTCTGCTTGATGACAGGCACTAACTTCAGCAACTCCTCGACTCTCAGTAATTGCCCTTCTGCTTGGCCTTTCTCTTCTGTATTCAACAAAAGGATATTGACCGTGAGCATAATCAACTAGCTCATGTTTTGCATAAAGAGGTTCTTCACTATCTGTCTGAGTTGTGTACGGGCTAAATACTGTACAGTAAATACCAGCAACATCATCCTCGTTTAATTGCCGAGTATAAGAGTAAACAATTTCTATTAAGTTTTTATTATCATCAGGTAAATTCCCTAATGTGTTTACATTTAAACTAATGCCGTTTGGATCAGTTGTTTTTCCAGCAGTTTCAACTGCCTGTTCAACAAAATCCTCATCCCAACCTTCATCACTAATTTTGCTGCGAAGTTCAACCTCTGTCATTAACACTCTTCTGTAAATAACTCGGGCTTTTTGAAGTTCACAAGTTTCTTCTGGGAAAACAATATCTTCGTAAGGCTTTAAAGCTACGCAAACAGGCTGATTACGATTAACCTCTGGCATTGGTATTTCTGTCTCACCAGTTTCACGAAGTTCTTTAACCATTTTTAAGGCTCTACGCTTTTTAACATTAGGCACAAGACCAATAAACAATTCAGCAACCTGATCAGCAGCTTCTGGGTTTTGAATCATTTCAATAATGTCTTCTGTTAATCCAATTTCTTCACCTCCCTGTTGAGCCATTGCCTGCAATGCTTCAAGTGTAATTTTTTGAGGTTTTAAAATTTGAGTTTGCTCCCAACCTACAAACATCACGCTGTAACCGTAAGTTAATCCGTATTCACCAAACAATTCAGCTTCTCGCTGTAGTTCGTTGTACAGCCTTGATCCAACTAACCATCTAAATAATGTGTTAAGTGCTGAAGCTGATTCTGTGTCACTAGTTTCAACAGGATTAATACGAACCTGAGCCCGTCTAAAGGCTACCATTAAAAGGTCGAGCAGACTCCTTACTGTAGAGTCAACTAATCTGACTCTTGTATCTGCTGCACCCTCCCAAGGAAATGCTTGTGCCTCGTCTGTTGCGTGTTTCTTAAAATCATTTGTCTGAGAATCCCAAACTGCTAATCTTTGTTTATCACAATAGTCCAAACGCTCCGATGTGAAGCCTTCACCAATTGCTCGACGATATTCATCGTGCAATTCCCGTATATCTGGCTTCTCTGAAGCCTCTGCTAATTTATCTTTCATTTAATTCAAATACTTGTATCAAGTTTTTTCTATATAGTTTTCGCTTGCCGCCCTCAGTAGTATACGTTTTAAGAGCTCCTGCATTCGCAAGTTTCTGCAAATAACTAATACTAAATCCTAAAGAGGTTGCTGCCTCTTTGAATCCTATAAACACACTTTCTTCTGTTAATAACGTATTCATTAATATCCTCCACCAACACCGTGTGCCTTCCACGTTTGCCCATCAACATAGATGGGATCGTAAGTAAGTAAATACCTCAAACAATCCACAAAATCTTTCCACTTATTCTTGTCACCTCCAGAAGCGGTTACTTCTTTCATGCAATCAATCAAGTTTCCACAATCTTCGCTAATAAATAACGCTGGTTGATTTAGGACGCTTAAAGGCTCATCAATGTTATAGTTTAATTTTTCATTTATCAGGCTTAACCCCTGCTCAATAGGCAATCCAGCAGCCTTATAAAAATCCAATCCAATATCCTCAAGTAAATCTATTAATGTCTCTCCACCTTCAGCAGTTGCGGCTGTACTTCCTCCTGCTCGGGGGTCAATAAGCCTTACCTCGATGCTTTCATCTGCTTCAAGCTCATCAATTATTTCCTTATACTCAAGTAATCCCCTGCCCTCTGGTTTTGCCGCTGGGCCTATAGCTCCTTCTGGCTTTTGAGCAGGCACAGCCCACTCACCATACGTTTTAAGATCAGGCCACTCACGATAAACGTACATATTCCCATCACGATCAACCCGTAGCCAAAGCATAGACCAGTTGCGACTCCCAGCGGGATCGACGCACATATAGTTCGTGCCATCTTCTGGAATCTTTTCGGGCTTGATGATGTGAGTTTTTCCAAACTTAGGGAAAAAGTTTCCCGCCGATTTATCTGTATATCCATAGGCTCGGATTTTAATTTGCGTTGACGTTTCTCCTGCCAACGTCTTCTCCATTTGGTCATAAGGGTTATAGGGATTAAATTCTGTGAAGAAGAACATACAAGCCTTCTTAGGATCGATGCACTCCATGATGTAAGGCATCTCACCCCTCTTGGCTCCAGCAACAGTTGGTTGATTTTCTAAAAGTGGAGCAGGGCGAGTCTCTTTAATTTCTGCACCATTAACAAAAGTGCCATAGACAGGAGTGTAGCCTGTTATTGGTGTAGCTGTTACCAGCATTTTACCTTTACGAGTTACAAGTCGATAAGCAGCAGTTTCATACCATGTATGAGGAACCAACTCATCAAACCAAATAGCGTCAGCCTCAAACCCTTCCAATACGTCGAGAGGTTGCTGGTATGCATTGAACCAACATTGTGATCCGTTTGGGAAGACGAATGTGCCGTCACTGAATCCGTTCTTTTGTGTGTATTTAACATTTTGCACTTGCCCCCGTTTCATTTTCTTAAACTCTTTAGGCAACATCTCATAAACAGCAGGCTGCTGGTCACGAATGCTGCTTTGGTGAGTCATACTGAAACAGGCAATTCTTGCCCCTGCTTTTTTTGTTAAAAGCTGAACAACATACCAACTTGCAAAGGCAGTTTTACCACTCCGGTTTCCTCCCGAGATCAATAGCTGATCATGGTCTTTTAATAATTCTTCCGCATCTTTCCAATGGTCTAAAACTTGCCTGTGATTATATGGATCATCTTTTTCCAGCTTGATAAGCTGCTCACGCTCCATCAACAAAGCTACAGTAGCGTCTTGTCCGTAATCTTTTTCATAATCAAGGATTTCAGCCTCGCTAGGCTTATAAATAGTTGGATGATCCGTTAGCTCTATCACTTCCAAATTTTATTATGCACCATGTAACCAATTAGCCCGTAATTAGCTAAATCCATCCAGCTATCACTAACACTTTCATGGTTAACTTTTTCTTTACCCAATAAATTTTTTAATCTGCAAATCTTATCCTGACTCCTAACTATAACACCTAACTCTCCGCTTAAACTTATATTGTCAGAACCATAATCCTGTTGTTTTTGATCTAAGATTTTTATGAATTTTACAGCCTCTTTTAATGCGTCCTTACCCATCTGGGTTTTTAAATCCAAACCTACTAATAAATCTTTAATTTCACTCTTCTCCTTCATAGTCATCTTCTTCGGTTTCTATAAAATATTCTGATCCAATATTATAAATTAATTCACGCATCAATGCTTTCAACATAACGCCCCATATAGCTTCTTGAGGTAGATCATATTCTTCGTAAGCTCTATGGATTAACCCCATAAACTCGTTCTCTAGCATCTCACACTGACGATCTAGCGGATTTTCCTCATTTCCCATCTTCGCCATTGTGCTGTTAGTTGATAAATGTCTCCATCTGGGGTTACTTCTATCTGCTGTCCAACAGACCAATTCAAATTATCACGAACCTTTACTCTAAACTCTTTATCTCCACTTTTGCAGACAAGCAAATTTTTGTTTCTAGGACGTTGAACAATACGAACCTCTTCTGGCCCAGAAGGTTTAGAAAAATGCTTCTCAGCTAACTCTACGCCCTCTGCTGTTACCATGTGGCCTATGTTCTTTCCCACTTTACGCTCTTGGATGTGATTTTCTATGTTGGGAACTTTCCTTAAATCAGTCTCCGTGACGTTTAACGCTTTCGTCACCTGAGTCATCCAAATCTTCGCCCTCGAAGAACTCTTTTTTAATCCAATCATCTATCAGTTTGTTTGCAAAATTAATATCTATAGCACTGTCACATTTAGCTCTTACAGCCACACCCTCTGTTGACTCAAAAGCCACTGCATGAAACCCAACTCCCTCACTGTTGAGGTATCTAAATATGTACCAATTTTTTTCTGGAAACTCATCTTCATCAAAATCATCAAAGTCATCAAAGTTTAAATATTCTTTCATCAATTTTTTTTAATATTTCATCTGGAGCCCAATCTAGCCCTGCTAATATCAAATAATATTGCCCTAAACCGTCTTCTTTAAAAAACAGCTTAACTTCGTTAGTTACAGCACTCTCAAATATCCTTTGACCATCTTTCTTGAAGCCCTTTTTGCCGCCTCTTTTACGCATTAATTTATAGTCTTTTATTGCCTGCATTATTACAGCTATAGCCAAAGCTCTAACTCCTGCATCAGAAAAAACGGCTCGGTGTTCAACAATAGGTAACATACAATTAACCTCGTTCGGAGCTCTCCTCCGACTCTATTCCAAGCCTACCTAATCAGTTCCTCCTAGTTATGACCGCATCGATTAGGCAAATCATTTACTGTCTCCCGCTGTATCCACAACATCCATCTGTTGTGAAAGCATTTGTGTCAACTTACCCATGCCTTCTGACATACCTAGGTTCTGGGCCTTACAGTTTATAGTGTAGCGACTAGAGAAGTCAGTTTCACGGGTCTGTGAGCTACTTGTGGTCACACTTCCATTATGTGTGCTGCTATGTGAACCCCCTACATCAAACCCAATTCCCCAAACCTTGCCACTTGCTGAAGCGTGTCCTTCTGTAGTGGATGAATCTGTCTTTGTGCTGTCAGTGGATGAGGTATCGCTTGTGTGGGAGGATATCTCCATATCAAACGTAATATCCAAATCCGTGATCCCAACATTAGGAATCTGCACAAGGCTTAACAGAGGTGTTTTAATTGTCTGCTTTACGGGTACAAGGGTATCATTATCCCCTTTTGTCATCCGTTCAATTTCCACCTCTAAACATTTCGTTTTTCCGTTCTCGTCAAAGCCGATTTCCTGCACAAATTGCAAGGTCGATTTCGCCAATGCTGTACCCCCATCAGAAGCCGCTAAAATTGGGCTAAGGATAAGATCACCTATGGGCAAATTGCCATAGTCTGCCAGTTGATTTGAGTCTGCTGCCATTTTATTTCTATATCGTTGGTATTAATTTAACTAGGTTGTCACCTACCCGAGCCAAGCCTTCTGCTTGATCCGTAGAGGTAAATTTTATCTTCATATTAGCCATCTGCTTTCCCTGCCTTAGCTTTCCAAGGCATCCCAGAGTCTTCTCCCCCGTGTGATCCAGATTAAGCTCCAGATCAATCTCTAGCTCATCAATTTTAAGAGGGTTATGCTGCACCAGTGTCACCAGTGGAGCCTCCACATTCTTATCATTGAGCTTTAAGGTTATGCTCTTAGGACTACCATCCTTCTCAAAGTAAGTTGAAACGAATCGCTGTGCCTGCTGCTCCTCCACTGCTCGCTGTGCTTGGGAAGCTGCTGAGTAAATGGAATTAAATATGTTCTGTAAATCGCCTGCCATAGTATGTCTTTTTATGTAAAAAAATCTATAGGTTCCAACCCGTCACGATTTCTCCCCTCGAACCCTCAAGACCCCCCCCGCCCCCTTTCTTGCGGGTGCTAAGTTGTTGATATCCAGTGAGTTATGTATGTATATGTGTAGTTGTTTTCGCACAATAGGTATTATATTTAATTGAGTGGCTCCTCCTGCTTATCCTCTTCTACATCAATGACTTGGGGCTCTTGCTTGGCTCTCTTCATTTGCTCCAGCTTATCCCCGAGCTCTGAATGTGTAAGTCCCTTGTGGTGAACAACATGAGTTACATTCTCGTTGTCCAGCATAGCCTTCTTATCAGCAGCTATAGCAATGCTGACGGGTACTTGACCAATAGATAACTTATCAGCCTCAGTAATCAGACGGTCAGAAAGTAGGTCTATTGCCTCTCCTAGCTTGCTGGAGACTCTTTTCTTCCACTTGCCTAGTTCCTCTGCATTCTCATAGCAAATGCGGCTTATAGTGTTAGGTGAAGCTCCTGTGACGCTGGTGATCTCGTTATAAGATTTGCCTTGCTTTCTCATGGAGAGAATAAGCTCGTATTTCTCAGGGTCATACTTTTTATAGCTTGACCTATCGTAATCAGTGCCTTTCTTCGAGCTCCTCGGCATTTGTGGGTGTTATAACGTATTATACCTGATTTACCACTCAAATTAATTCACAGAGTTATTCACACCCGTCTATAAGTCTTGGATAGCTTGTGTAGATCGCTGTAAATCCTGCGAGCGGCTAGGCTGTGTATATCTGTGCCACTTGCGAAGCCGTGAAGCCCGATTGCAGCACATTTGATCTCACTGAGGTATACTTTCTTCAATCTAGCTTCTGCGAGTATCTCACGCCCATATGCGAGCCAGTAATGAATACTGCCTGTTTTTGGGGGATCATAATATGCTTTGAAGTGTAGCTCTGTCTTCTTGCCCCAAGTACCAGCAGGGTTAACAGTGAGCCCTAAAGCCTTGGCAGCTTGCTTCTTTGCATCCTCGTGTACCTTGAGACTCTGGGCTTCCTCTCTGTTCTCTCGTAAGGCATCACTCAGTTCATTTGATTGTTCGTTTGGACTCTCCATATACTTTGAGGGGAAAAAGCCCTTAGAATGAATCCTTGGGCTATTATGATGTATTTACCTTAAAACGGTATATTTAACCTTTATAAGACCAGCATCTAGATCAGCTAACTTAGCAAAAGCAGCTTTACTTAGGTCTAGCTCCCTTCCTTTGACAAAAGGCCCACGATCTACAATCTTGCAAATGATAAACTTATCCTTAGTTATGTTTATCTTAATTCGTGTTCCAAATGGTAAGGATCGATGTGCAGCTAACTCAGGGTTACGCTCATCAAATATTGTCTTACCATCAGAACACATATTGCCTCTGTAGGCTTTTCCATACCAACTAGCAATTACAGTCGGTTGCTCTGCATAGGGTCTGGTTACAATTACACCAAACACCAATGCACTTAGGGCTATAGTTATTAACGTATTTTTTATGTTCGTTTGTTTCATTATGTTTATTTAGTTTCTATGTTTCTATGTTTCTGTGTTTCTATGTCAACTTATCTCATTGCATAGCTAACACAATCAATCTCCACCACTTCATTATCTCCTCGAATCATTCTGTCAGCAATCCTCACATCAATATCAGAAATATCATTCATGGATAGGTTAGATGTTAACACAGTCCACTTACCTAATCTCTGATCTAACATTGAAGCTAACTGTCGTTGACTAAACTCGGTTGCATACTCTGCACCCAAATCATCAAGCACAAGAAAATCAGCATCAGCACAGCTTTGAAAAATACCAAAAGCTCCTGATCTCATCTCGTTACACATTTTGGAATAGCTCTTAAACAATCCATGCTTAACCATTGTGATTCCACCACGCTCAAAGTATTGGCCCTTGCCTTCCCAACCTTTCCAAATACCTTTGGCTAGATGTGTCTTGCCAGTACCTGAGTTTCCAATCATTGATAACCAACGTGGCTCTGTTTTCTTGTAGATCAAGTCCCTAGCAAATCCAGCAGATGCCCTTAGAGGTTTCATCAGCTTTGTGTCTTTGCATGGTTGGAAGTTGTTAAAAAACTTCGCCCAACTCTTCAGTTGCTCGTTGCTTAATGGCTCCTGAGTAGTCTGCTCTGGCTTTGATGTTATATTCCGAATTGTTTGTTTTATTGTTTTTTGCATTGTTCTTATTGTTTAAAAATACTCCCTGCCAACCATTGGCCATTGATGCCTCTATCGCTTCAATTACTAGAGCCGCATTCTCTGAAGATAACTTAGCCATCAAGATATCCATACCTCTTTGAGTTAGTCTCTTGCCGCTCTCTTTTCTGTACTGAATAAATTCTCGAATGGATTTGAAAAACTCAGTGTTATGTAACTGATCTGTTAATGTATAAGTTATATATTTATTATTATTATAATAGTAAGTATAGGTCGTTTTTTCGTCGCTTGATAATATGCTGGGAATAAGTCCAGACTTAGCTTTAGGTTTTCCTTTAGTTTTAGTTTGTTTTGTATTTACAGCCTTGATTGATTTATCCACAGGTAGTTCGCATTTTGTTCCTAAGTTGTTCTTAAAATATCCACGCTCTATAACCCACTTACTCGCAAGCTCTTCACAGGATATTCTTGTTTCCTTCGCAAGCTCTTCAGTAGCACACCAATCATCTAAAGCCTTAACTCCATGCATAATTGATCCGTGATCTCTGTGGCATAATCTGCCTACCTCGCTAAATGATAACTTCAGATTATTCCTCAACACATGATAGACACAGAACCTTGCACACACATAATCCCTTGTTCTGCGTTTTTTATAAATGTCGGTTTCTGAAAAGCCAAATAGATTAGCTATAAGCTCAATCAATTCACTGACTTTATCCCTGTTTCTATTTACTATAAATTTCATTTGCATTTTTTATTGCCATCAAGAAACTGTTTAATTGTTAAGCCAGACGCATTAAAGTTATAGAGCATTTGACGTTCGGCAGATGTCTCAGCAGGCCAACGTCTGCTTAATATGTTTTCTCTGATCTTCCTACTAAGATGTAGGTTTGTATTATGAACCTCCCAATCCATTGACGGGGGTTCTCCTGCTTGGGGTGCTGTGTTATATTTCATTTTTTATTGATTCCGTAGTGCAGTATTAAAGCTGCATCACAAGTTTTTAAAGTTAGTTTAAGGTTAGGGAACATCTTCTCGGCAACTCGTTTGAGTTCACGCTTGTGCTCCGTTCTACATTCCTGCTTAGGTAATCCTAGAGGCTTCTGCCACTCTTGTGGTCTAATGAGATGAACCTCGGAATCCAAGCCATGCAGGGCTCCAAGAATGACTCCGAAGTTCACCCCAAAATTAAACATCCGACTAGCTGGATGTGCTTTACCGATATAGCCAGATACTTTCTCCACATATGCTACATGAGGATTCAAGTAGACAAATAACTCGGCAATATCTTTATTAGTTCTAGGCATGGAAATAGAGGTGTAAGAGTTGTCTGTATTCAAGGCAACAATTCCTCCATTAACACCAACATCAACTCCTACAGCTTTAGTTACCATCCTATTTTATCCCATACGGCTTTAGTGAGCCTCACATCGTTCTCAAGATATTCTAATGCAGCATCCCTATCGTTCAGCCACTTCTCATAGAAATCAGCACCACTGCCAGACTTCTCACCAACGCCAACAAACTTAGCAAGTCTGTCTAGGCTAATGCGTTTCTGATATTCTCCTAATGCAAATACGTCCATAGTATCAACCAAATTGTTCTGCCATTTAATAGGCTTATAAAATTCGGCTGGAAAACCTACACCATGTTTCATGGATCGCCTAACAATAAATGGCCAATCAAATGAATTACTATTGTGACCGATCCAAGTTGCAGAGCTCATGTCTCTATAGTACGCCCAAAACTCTGTGAGCAATTCACTCTCTGAAGAGTTGCTAAAAACAAACACCTCATCCTCGTCAGTTAATGCATAACCGATTGCAATCACTCTTCCAGTTTCAGCGTGGAGAGGAGCGTCTTGAATATATTTAAGCTGCTGCTTATCTATGTTCTTCTTAATTGCCTCCTCGGTCTTGTAGGTTGATGGGGCTTTAAACTTTGGCATCAACTCACGAATCTTGCCAAGAGGCTCTGGGCCTGTCTCGATATCGAAACAAACCCGAGCCGTACTTGGTGTAGACTTACCCAAAACCCATTCCCTTTTATTGTCAGAATGGGACTTCATCGTCGGTATCCTCTTTAGTTACTTCCTTAGCAGTATCCTTTACAATCTTCTTAGCCTCACGCTCTGCCTTAGCCTCTGCACGTTTCTTTTCACGCTCGGCTATTGCTTCAGGTGGGCCAGATGTGAATGCTGAATATTCTGGAGCCTCATAACCTTCACGCTCTATCACTCGAACGTATTGGCCTGATGGTTTTACCTCCAATTTAGAAGACTTGCATTTTTCAACGAATGTCCATTCAACCTCTTCGCCATTTGATCCTGTGAAGGGCTCACCATCCTCAACAACTATAGTTGCAGACCGTCCAATTAGAGTTGAAAGATCAAACTTACCTGACCCTAACTCCTCATCTCCAATCCAACTTTTAAGAATGTTTTTGTAGATGTAACTCCTTGGTGAGATGACCGCATTCTTAGCTTTGGTTTTTGTCAACATAGCTTTTACTTCACCCGTCTCCTCGTTCTCTACGAAGACTTCAAAGTAAAATTTAATTTCACCCTTCCATCCAAAAGAACCTTTCTTCCAGCCCATGTCTTCTATGTCAACGCACACAGCTTGATAGATGTCTGCTTGTACTGGTATATACTCCCTCTTCTCAAACGAAGAGCCATTAGTGTTTACTGATAATTTCATTCTGTTATTTTCTGCCCAGCGAATGTTCTGTCCAAATTGGCTACCATGATTCGCCGGACTTTGTCTGCATGGTAGCTTTTTTTATTTATAAAGGTAAGCATTACCGATTCCGCTTCTTAGGTTTTTGTATATTAGTAGCCCTAGTCTTTTTTGTAAAAGGTTCACCAACGCTACTAATAAAATGTTTCTTTTTTACAAGCATCCATCGCTTACTTTCATTGTGTTTTTTTATTAAGCCTATGTTCATAACAATTTTAATTTTACACTTCCTTAATTGAAACAATTGCTCGCTCCAATATCTCTGTTACTGTTGTTTTTCTTTTCTTAGCAACCCGTCTTAATTTTTTTATATGCTCCTTCGTGAAACGGTAAGAGCACAGTATTTTAGCTTTCTTCGTCATAAGAATTTTTTAGTGGTTTATTTTTATCTGCACATAGTAGAGGAGCCATTGCATATGATCCCAGTGGAGCAACGCTTTCCATCACAGAATTGTTGTGAGGATTACAATCAAAGTAATCTCTTACACGCCTAGCTTTTGGCTTGTCGTGAAAATCTGATTCTAACCAAACTGTTTTATCAGTTCGCTTAACAACTGTGAACGAGTAGATACAATCCCAATCACCATTCGATCTGGTGTGGTATGTTTCCCCAACTTTGAATTTTAATATATTATCCATTTATAGTAAGCTGATGTCTTCAATTTGCATTTTCCAATTATCTAAACCTTCAGATTTTACCATGTCTTCTAAGTCTAATAAATCAGCCTTAAAGAAATCCAATTTATCTTTAGATATTTTGTTGTAAGGATGAAAATCAAGTTCCCCATCCAATTCAATTCGGCCTAGCTCAAATAATTTTTCAAATAATTTGCCAACCTCTTCTGGAGTTAGGTGTTCGTGTTTTTTTAATTCAACCTTGTAGTGCGTGTCGTGACTATGATTTATAGTCACCCAGTATGTTTTGTTTATATTTTTCATTGTTTTGTCCAGAGTGTTCATCACTCCCATCAACCCTCCGAAGAGGGCTGTGGGGAATTATGAAAGCCAAGGAGCCTCATTGTCCTTTATAAAAACATCCTCACCATATACATAGTATTCATGCACATGATTGATAATGTTCCAGACATATAAATATGCCTTGCCGCCCCAAAGGATAGGAGACTCATTGCCTCCGCATCCAACCGAATAATGCCTGTGGGAGAACTCGTATTCTTTCCCGTTTGTGTCTGTAACTTTCATTGTTCTATTAAAGAATTGAAGGGGAGGCTTATGCCTCCACCTTTTTTTCAATATTTTCCCAGAACTCAGCGTGTGCTTTTTTGAAGGCTTCTGAGTTAGCTCTTCCAAATGTTTTTGCAAATATCTCAGCACAAATATCCAACCCTCTGCCTCTTGGCTCTGAGCCCTGCTTTAAGTCGCTAACAATTGATTGAACAAATGATCCACCTGACTTATTTGATACCAATATTTGAATAACCCAAAAATTCCACTTGCGGCAAACAAGTTTAATTCTTTCCTTACGATCAAGTTCAGCCTGCTCACGCTTGGCATTGCGTTGATCAATCTGCTCTTGCTTAATCTCTGCATTTGTCTTGGCAGGATTATCCTTGGAGGGAGCAGCCAACCATTTCTCATTTCGGATTTGACGTTTCTCAGCATTACGCTCACGTTGAACTCTGTTCTTATTAATCTTTGCAGCATCAGCAAGACTATCCAAGGATGTCTTTACAACGCAGTCAGAGCCAACAACGAACCGCTTACCCTCACTGTCTCTGATAACATTGTGATGGAAAATCCCCATGCCACAATGATCGCAAGAGCCGAGAGAAACTCCGAAACTTTTAGCTACATTACGAGCCTCTTCAGCTTGGACTTGAGCGGCTAAAGCGTTGTGCTCCTGCATAGCCGATGAAGGGAGGCTGATGTGGCTGATTATTTCAAATGGGCCAATGCCGCATCCTGATCTTTCAAATGGGTGTATTTTGTTGTTTTTCATTGTATGCACCTTGCTGGTGTGGGGCTAATTATACATACATCTGTATGTACGTCAACCCCCTAAATTATCCCCAAATAAATCCAACTGGTTTGGACAATTCTTCCTCCTTCACCTTATCAGCTATCTCTTGAGCTTCTCTTTTAAGATTAGCAACACGGTAATCACATATTGATTCACCTATCTGATTGCCATTCTTATCCTGCCTAAACAAGCACCATCCGTTTCTCTGATCGATTCTGTAAATGATCAGGCTTGTGTTATCCTCCAGTACAGTTGAGCGTGTCTTGTGGTAACTGCCTTCCAGCTTTGTCCATTTTATTTTATTCATTGTTTTAAAGATTTTTAATTAAAACCCATTTATTTTTATTAGTATTCCAAAGGTTAACAATTTCGCCTTTAGTGTTCTCAAAATATATATAATTTATTTTTAATCCCATTTGTTTAAGTTTATATTGTGAACACATGGCTCACCCTTACGGGTGGGCCATTGTGTAAAAGGTCTGCCATAGCAGGAGTAGTTTGTAATTTGATGAGTATTCCATATTTGTTTTTCACCATCCTCACACTCAACTTCTAAAGTCGAATAAGACCATAAGTCTCCTGTTAGATTTGCGGTCTTTACTTCCTTACCGATCTTTCTGGAGAGCTTGTAAACGTATCGCAAGATTTCCATCTTAGCCATCTCTATTGCAAGTGCTTCATCTTTATCAGACCAAGCTCTTTGTATCTTTCCAGTTTCTTTCTCTCTTTTGATTGCTCTTGCTGTGAAAATGTATTCGCAGCTTTTAACAAATTGTTTGATGTAATCAGTTTCATATTCTTCAGCAACTTTCCAGAGTTTACCTTTAAATATTGGATCAACTTTTTTTAGTTGTTCAAATGTGTAATTCTTTCTTTCACGAGCTTTGTCACGCTCTTCCCTAGCTACCATTAGATCGTGCTGGCATCCTTTAATGTTATCAAAAGCAAACTCAATCTTTTCACGGTATGGTGCAAACTTATCTTCACCAAATGCCTGCTCACCTTTACGAATAAATGAATTAACCATTTTCTCTGAAGAATTAATTGAAGCGTTTTGAAAAATTGTGAACTTATTTTTTTCTTTCCAGTTATAGCTCATTGCAACATTAACTCTTATGTGTGCTTCACTTAGTTGCGGAGCAATCCTTTTCTGCAATTTTAATTGATTATTAACAATCTGATCCATCTCGTCACGTTGAGGTTTATTGTTTAACTCTTCAGCTTCAAACTCTTCCTTAGACAAACCTTTCTCCAAGTCTTGTTGGATTTGATTTACTAATTTTTCAAGTTCTCTTTTTTCTAATTCGACTGAGTCTTGTAGATGTCCGATATATGCTTTCATTGTATTTATGTTTGTTGGTTAATTAAGCGAAAATCTCACTGGGCTAAAAAGCCTAAATTAGGCGAGAGTTTGATTGTTTCTTCTGTTTCAGCATCCCAAGCGTCAATTATCAATTCGCCTGTGCTATCATCGATGTAAACGGTTTTGCCATTGATTGTGATGTAAACTGCCTCTTTTGATGTCTTTTCTATTTTCATTGTAAGTTACCCTTCCTCGGGGTGACATCAATGTACATACAGATATACATACAGTCAACCCCTTATTTATCCCTTTTTGTAATTTTTTTCAAATGGCAAAAACCCTAATAAAACTACCTTTTTAACTTCCTTAACTTTGGTAGTGGATCAAGCATGACAAAATCACCATGCTGCATTAACCATGCTTTAGAGTAATTGTTTTTGGACAGAAACTTTTCTTTGCGATCATATCCAAATTTCTCAGTATCAGCTTTCCAATCCACGCACTTACAAAACCTATCTACAATTGTCTTGGTTGCCTTCAGCTTAGGAAGCAAGCCAACATGGGTTAGCATTTTATATTGCTTCTCCAGTTTGGCTTGTACTTCCACAAGGTTAGTTTTCTTCTTACTCTTCATGTCCGTTTTCCAGAAACTGCTCCCACTGGTTTTGGAATCTGTCAACAATCTGATCACCCAATTCCTGCTTAACAGTTTGATCTTCTGTGTCACCTAATTTGATTCTTAAAAACTTATACACATCATAAGCACCAAATTGCGGGAATGCTTGCTTGCTAGAATCCTTACCTTTAGCGACCATAATTTTATTATCGTTAATATCAATTAGTGACGCTTCTAAATCCCACTCGCTAAAACTGAAATCAATAATTTCAAACCACTCGCTGTGTGGAGGTTCAGTCTGAGTTGCCTCAACTGCTGGGTGATAATTATATCTAACCATCACATCCACGTTCTCAACCCACACCTCAAACCTGATAAACTCGTTGAGGTGTACGGTTAGTGGAGTGTCTGTTATATCGACAGGAATGCGTTGCAGTTTGGTGTCCATTATTTTCCCCCCTTTCTCACAATCTTTTGCATGAAGAACTCATGTCCTCTCTCAAGGTTTCTAACCCTTCTCAAAAGCTCTTCCACAACACTAAGCTGTGCAAGCATCTGGTCGCTAACCTGACTGCCATGTGTGGCTTTGCCTGTGTTCGGTTTGCGTAAATCTTTACGCTTAATATTTAACCGAGTCCCATTCTTGGCGTAACGTGACACCAAGTTCACCAGCAATGCATCTTGCTGTGTTTGAATCTCGTCAAGTGCTGCTGCACTGATTGATTTAAGTTTAGGGTTAGCAACCTTGCCAACCTCCATGACTCTCTTGTGGAGTCGTTTTCTGTTATGATAACTCATAGTATTTTTTATTGTTTGTTGATTAATAAGTTCCTGTTAGTGATTCTAGTTCTTTTAAAACATCTTCTTTAGTCAGGGTTGCTGTTGCAATTGCATCTGTATGCTCCCCTGTTGGTTCTGGATCAACTCCTTCAAGTTTCTCCCTGTGCGATTCGTAACAATATACAGCAGCATCCATTAAGATGGTAAAACCGTATGCGGGGATTCCGTTTTCAATATCATTTTTGATATGAAATAAAGCTCCTCTAATTTCTGACTCTATATTTTTTCTTGTTGGAAAATCGCTATCGTAATAAGCCCTTAAATCAGATGTGTCTGTGTGTTCTGGAGGAGGGCTTTGATAACCATCTTCATCAATTGGGTGAACGACTGAAGTGTGATTGCTGGTAAAGAAAATCCATTTACGCCTTTCTCCAGATGTATAATAATCTTTAACAGATTCACGTTTAATTTTTGCAAACTTTTCTCGGATGTTTTTATGTATGTACTTATTCATTTTTTATTGTTTGTTGATTAATAAGTTCCTGTTCATTAAATAGGGCAAACCTCACAGGCGTTTGGGTTATCCTTACTGTATTCGTTATATGTGTTTATAATTTCTTCAGCCCTTGCCATAGCTGCTTTTTTGGTTCTGAAAAACTCGGTGAGTGTTGTGCCGATAACTTGCACAGACCATTTCCATTTGCCTGTTTCGTGATCACTTCTCCATACATCAACTCTTGTTTCCAAGTTTGTGTACCCTTTCCAGACTTTTTTGTAGTTTATCATTTGTATTTTTATTTTTGATTTGTTGCTCACCCCTAATCGAGCGAACACAGACAGTATACATACAGTTGTATGTATAGTCAACCCCTATTTTAACCCCAGTTTTATTGGGTATTTGGAGGGCCGTAGTATTTTATTTTACGAAGAACACCATCAAGTTTATGCCTGCAAGTTATCTCTGCAAGCTCACCACTAGCGACCATTGCTTTAACGCGATAGTGTAGTGTGTTTTTGGCAACACCTAACTCTTTAACTAATTCAGTTAATGATTTGTACCCGTCTGGAGGTGTGGATTCCTCGTAATTTTTTTGAAGATTGGTTACCCAATCTGAATTAGGTTTTTTAGTCCTATGAATTTTTCCCCTACCTTTTCCATCTGCCATACTTTGAAATCTCCTGTCTTATTATTGATCACTCCATAACTCCAACCATGTGAGTGTCTGAGCGTGGTGACCATTCGTTGATTATATGGGTGATCTAATCTGCAAATACACCCCACTGCTCTTGCTTGTATTCTCTCAAGAGATGGAACACTTGCAACATCGATTGTGTGAACGTGTCCAAACAAACATGAGCCATAAACTAAAGCGTGTTGCCTTGCTGCATTAACACCATGAAAATATCCGTGAAGCATTGAGAGCTTACCCATTTTCAAAATACCTTTACGTTTGCAGTATGGTAGAGTTTTTATTTTTTGTAATTTGCATTTAGTGTCTAAATCACTAACTCCTAATTTTGCAAACTCACCCTCTATGCCATCCTTTTCTGCAAACTCCCAAAGTCGCTCATCGTGATTACCCCTTAACCAATAATCAGGTTTCCATGCTGAAAGAAATTTTAACCCAGCATTTAAATCGTGCTGTATTGTTTCCGCTTTTTCTTCTGTCGTTGCACCTTTGCGAAGTGGTCGGAAGTCAAACAAATCCCCGCCAAATATTTTGTGGTGTGGCTTCCACTCCTTAGTAAAAGCATATAACGCATCAACTGCTTCACTGTCTAGTAAATCCCCATGCAGATCACTTGCGAATATTATTCGTTCTAATCCCACTGTGTTTCCTATAAATCTTATCAGCGACCTTCTCCGAGCTTGCAACGCCTATTAGCCTTCCACTAGGTGAGTATACCCTTGTCTTGCCATCACGCTTGATAGCCTTGTACCCGTCACCACTTTCGCTGACTTTGGATTCACCAACTGTTTCTGGTAAGTATGTGAACAGGCTTAATCTTTCAGCTTCTGAAAAGTAAATAGGTTTTTTAACAAATACAGTATTGCCAAAGTTAATTGTTTCTTCTCCACCTTTAACAGCTTGCCCTGTTTCTCTGTCATAAAAGTATGTGTGCCTTTTAGGGTTCATCCCAACTTGAGCCCATGTGTTTAAATCACTTGGCAACTCTCTGCTTTGAACAAGCAATCCTTCAGCAGTGGCTATAGTGGTTTTATTAGCTTCACCAGTTCCAATCTGCTCTGATTTTTTTTGGTTAATAGTATGGAACATAACAGGATCATTTTTGCTAAAACTCTTTACCCTGCTGAATATGTCATAACCAATTCTCTTTCCTAACTTTGCTTTTTTCTCAGCACCTTCATGGATTGTAACTGCATAAACTGGTTCATTTAAAACTCCCTGCTGCATTAGCTCAACAGACCTATTGAATGTTGGGATGTCTATCCTTAAACCAACAGGAGTTCCATCTGGTAATTTTCTAGCTTCACCGACTAAAGGCATTTGAGTTGGTTTCATTGTCATTTCCAACTTCCTCATGTTGCCTTCATTAAGGTGAACATTTTCATCAGTTGGGATTTCAACTTTATCAACTGGTCTTAATACTTCTATAGCCGCATCAAATTGATCCCTGCTTATATTACCATCAAGTAATGATTGAAGCATTTGCTCTGAGCTCGGGCCAAGAGGTTTGCCATCCACCTCGGGCATGAACTTTATTGTTCGTTCATTTCCTTGCTCTCTAATAATAACTCCAGAACGATCTGGCCTCTTGCTTTTACCTTTGCCTGTGCTTCCAAGAGTTCCAGAAACGAGTTCTGCATCTCCTCGCTCGATGGCTCTTGCACCCTTGATGATTTCGGCAACTGTGGACTTCCCTCGTTTTGATCTATATACATTGTCTAGGTAGGTATCGTATGATTCTTTTTTAGGCTCTACACCTCTCGCTCTTGCGTCGAGTTCAATTTGAGCAGCCCATAAGGCAGCTTGCACTTCTCTCGGCTTCCATCCAAGTTTTTTAGCTACTTGGTTAACTATTATTTTCCCCCTCTTAACTTGCCTCGCTGATGGAGTGCTTCCACCCTGCAAGTTTTCTCTTCCAAAAATTATACGGGCAACGTGCCTGTCTATAGCTACACCACTCTCGTCTCCTGTTGCTGCCCTAGCAAACTCCCCTATCTTCTGCCCCTGCACCATCTCCTCGTTTCGGATTCGCTCAAGGTTATTCTTAACGCCCTCAAGGAATCCTTCAAACGGTTGGCCTGTTATCATTTGCGTGTAAGCCCTCAAGGCAAGAGTTACATTGCCTGCAACCCCAGTAGCTTGGGAGGTTGACCCTAAAATCTTTTCAAATGTTTTAGCACCCGATACCCCGAACAAGGTATTAAGCTGGTTGCTGTACCTTTGATACCATGTTCGCCAATCCTTTTCTGATCTAGCTGCCTCAACTAGTTGGTCAACTGTGCGAACCGTTTCAACCTCTGGTAAGTAATGAACTTCTCCAGTAAGCTGCTCATATTCTTTTGCTAACTTTTGTCTGCCTCTGTGTGGGCTTGGGCCTGATTCTGGAAGAACAATTTTAACTTTAGGCAACTTCACTCCATTCGCTTCAAATGCTTCAACAATTTTCTTTTTCAGCAACCTTACATTCTTTTCTTTTGAAGTTACAATAGTGACGCTTTCTACGTTTTTAAAACTAGGATCAAGAACGTATGCTTCTGTTCTGTTTGATTGCACAGCAACTAATGGACGGATTACATCTCCCTGTTCTGTTGTATGTGTAAATGAGCTTGATCTACCTTGAGAACCTTGCCCCATATTTTGCTTGTAAGATGCTTTCTCTAATTCTTTCCAAGCTGAATTAACACCATCTTTTTTATAAGCTCTTTTAACCTCTTTTAAAGCAGATGCGGGAAGCGATACCATGAGTTGATGAATTTTTGCAGCATCAATTCCTTTATTGCCTACAAGTAAATGTGTGTCTAAAACTTTTTTGCCAGATTTTAATTTTGTGTATTTTTCATTTGTGGGATCACCGAAACTTCTAGCATTTTTATCTCCTACATTTTTTGAAGCGTGAATGTTTGTTAGTCCGTTTCCAACTCCATAATGGTGATGGCTTGTTACAACAATTGGAGCAGTTTTTTTCCAAGTAAAAAATGCATCGTAATTACCTTGTGATAAAAACTTTTGACCATCTCCTACTGATGCATAAACCCGAGGTGGAGCGTTTAAATCTTTTCTTAATGATGAACCAAATGCTTTTTCATCAGCTAATGATTCTCTGTCCCTAAACTCTTCTCCAAGTTTCATGGTTGCTGATCTTTCCCCAGAAGCTACTTGTGCGTCTGAATCAACACCTTTCATCATATCGCCAAGTTCTTTTTTAGACAGTTGCTTGGCTACTTGCTGTGCTTTCATAGCCGCTACATCAGAGTCTTTTTCAATTGCCTCAAACGCACTTGTAAGCCAACTTTTGTTAACATGGGATCGCATAGGGAAACCTCCTTTTTTGCTTGAAGTTCCAGCCATTCTAGCTAAATCCATTTTGCCTATACCACTCACTACAGCAGATGTTCGTTTTGTATTTGTTGATATAGTTTTATATGCTTTTTGAGCAAGTTGTTTTGCTTCTTTTTTAGGTATTCCTAACTCTTCAATTCTAACACTCAAAGACTCAAGAGCTTCTCTTTTTAATTCTTTAATGCGTTGAGGTGTGACTTTGTTATAATGTTCTTGAACCTCTTTAATGTTAGCTTCTTGTTCTTTGCTTAACCTTGGAGTTTCTACTGGTAAGTTTTCGGGTTGCTTGTTTGCAGGAAGATAATTTATTTTTTGCAGTTGGTAACTTTCTTCGCTCATCTTCCATTCTTTACCCATGAAAGTCTCCCAGTTCATTTGGTTAATACGATCAAGTCTGAAGTCTCTTATAAGATTATCTTTCTCAGCGTACTCAAGAAGCTGCAAAGGATTTACTAATTCGTTTCTTCTAGCCCCTAATAGTTCATTTAATATATTTCTTTTGGTTTCCCCAAACAGGCTTGAAGACTCAACTCTTTCTCCTTCTGGCTTAGATAAGTTTTGTAGGTAACGAGATAAATCAGAATATAATTCATCCATGTTGCTCCACTCTTTTATCCATTCTCTTTTATTTTTATTCTTGTTCCACTTGTCAATCTTATCACCCAGCTTTGTAATATCTAAAGCCTTCATGTGAAAGTTTCCAGCATTGGAAATGTTCATGTGATAAGGGACAACCTTCCTCCGAGACATTCTTATTCTGGTGCTGTATTTTGAAACATAATAAGGCTTACCAGTTTCCCTGTTTATTCTTCTGCCTTTGTTAGTAGCAGCATAGTAATCAATTTCTAAAACATCACCCTCACCTATCTTATCATTTATTTCTCTTAGATGAGTTTTAACATGGTCATTAAGTTCTGGTATTTCTAAAAGCGATTCAATTTGTTCTGGATTAAATTTCATACCAGAATATTCACCCTCACTTACCAATCTAACAGCACCCGCTTCTGCTCCACTTGTAGTATTGCTTAATGCATTAACAATAGCCCCGCTCCTCTGTTGTTCTTCAGCAGCTATATCAACATCTTTTCTTGGAACGTATTTGCCTCTAGCGTTTAAAGTAAACAAGTCAGCCATTGCAGGGTTCAACCCTATTAGCCTTTTAATTTCATCCTGACCTAAGTTTCTCGGGGATGCTGTGTTTTGCTTAGACTTATCTGCATACTCCAACTTTGAAGTAATTTTTTTCTTAGCCCTAATCATGTCACGCAGTAAAGCGTTTATCTCTGGACTGTTTGTTAAAGGCTTACCATCTTTTGAAAACAAATCACCAGCAGTTGGTTTGCCAGTTGCTTTATCCCATTTCCAAACATCACCAAAAGCTCTGTCTAAAACTTTACGCATTACCCCTAACTTACTTTCTGAATCTGACAACATAATTCTATCTAAAAAGCCTCTTGTCATGCTGTCTATATTCTTAGGTAGTAATGAGTCAGGGCTACTGCCAGCAAGTAAACCAGCAAAGTATTCAGCCCCTATTTCTTCTGCTAATTTTTGTCTAAATCTTTGTGACTTTAATTCTGGGGATATTTTTGAATCACCTTTAGCAGAGACATCGTCTCCAAAAAACTGTCTCCTAGCTTTTTTATTTAAGTGTTTAGCGTACTGTAATCCTAAATCATAAATGATTTTGTTTTTTTCTTTTTTTGTTTTTCCTTCTTTAGTAAGTACCCCGTCTTTAATTAAATTTCCTCCAGCATCATATATTCCAAATAAATTATCTGAAAGTCTATCTGTAAAATCTTTCATCGTCTCTAGCCTGCTGAGTCCATGAAAAACTTCGTGAGCCAATGTTCTTCCCTTGTTAAATTCAAAGCTGGTGTTAACTAATATTGTAGGTGAAGAGTCATCAATATAAACACCTCTTGCTGATTGAACTTCTTCTGGAGTAACTCTTACTCCTTCGCTCATTGTTTCTCTCTTAGCGAGCTCAGTTCTAAACTGTTCATCGTTTAAAAACTTAAAGGTCATATCTCTACCAGTGTGTCCAGTAGCAATCCTTTCTACATCCATAATCAGAGCCATATCGTTAACATCTTTGCCAGCATAGTTAGCTATGTTAATCCCCTCTTCTTTTGATTTTCTTGAAATGTAATCTGCAAAGTCTTTGCTTATAGCTTGCTTTCTTCTATAGCCTGATACCCTGCTTGCTGCCCCTCCAATTGAGGAAGCACCAGCACCCATAAAACCTCCAGCCCCTAATCCGCTATAAAAACCCTCACGCCCCTCTGCAAGGGCTCCCAAAGTAGAACCAATAACAGCACCTTCAAAAGCCCCTCTACCAACTGTTCCAGCAGCAGCTAAGGGTTTATCCATAAAACGAATCATTCCTGCAAACTGCCTTATGTCTGCTGGCACTGAAGCGTTTTCACTAATCGTTCTTAACACTCCCATTCGGGATGGTTGTTTACCGATTTGCTTTGATGCCTGCTCAAGAGTTCTTCCTGCTGTGTCCATCATGCTAGGAAGGGTTCTACCAGTTTCAATGGCAGAGCCTACTAAGCCAACTCTTGGTATGTCACTTGCAGTTGCACCGGGGGCTAAGTCTTGCAATGCATCTGATGCTTTGTCTGCTAACCCTTTACCTAATCTGCCTGTGCCTCCTATAACTTTTCCAGCACCACTGGTTGCCATCGATCCGAGCTTTGTTGTGCCTTTAGCAACTAACCCTGCACCGGGAATAAAAACAGTTGGATCAGTTACATAAGATAATCCTTCTGCAACCTTGTTAGCTTCTGGAGTTAGATCAAACAAAAGCCCTGCATCACCCTCTCTAGCTTTCTCTCGGATTGATTGCAGCTTTCTTGTAGCTAGGAAAACTTCGTAATCACTCGAGTCATCTCCTAAAGCGTACTGCACATTGTCGTGAACAATCTTTCTAGCTAATTGCCCTATGTCAGCAGTGCCTCTTGCAGCAGCTTCACCAATAGCTTTGAACCCCTCACCAAACTCTCCTTCTGCTATTAAGTTGTAAGACCCAGTAAAGATTCCAGCAAGATCAGAAGCAGCCATTGCTATTCCTGATTTTAATAAACTTATAGCACTTGGTTTTTCAACATTCTCTTCTGCCTCTAAATAAGCATAATACTCTTCTTCAGTTGGCATATAATGAGGGTCACTCATCTTATCGAGAATATGTTTTTCCCCTAGAGCTTCTTCTCCTATTTGAGTTACACTAAAACCACTTGATTTATCAGAAATAAATTCATCTCCTATTTGAGTAACAGAAAAACCAGAACTAGTTCTTATAGGTTCGTTCTCTATTTCGGTTACTGAAAAACCAGAATTATTAGTGATTGTTGATGCCATTTTAATTTACTTTGTAAGGTATTGACTTCCCGCTTTTCGGATCGATCCAAATATATGTGTCTCCTGATTTTAACCCTCTTTTTTCTGCTTCAGAAGCAGCATCATTGGCAGAATCAGAAACTAAACTTAAAGTTTCTCCTGCTTTTAATTCATATTTTTTAGCCTTACTTCTTAGAGCATCATCAGTTACTTTGCCTCCAGAAACTTGTTCCATCAGAGAGAACATTCCCTCTCTTAATTTTTTCTTATCATTAATGGCATCCTGCCCGTCATTAACAACTGGGAAAAATTGTTGCCTAGCTCCTTCATATTCATGCTTTGCAATTGCAGCACCTGATACATGACGCAAATATGCTTCTAGCCATTTATTCATAGCTGCTGCATATCTTTTAGCTTCTGGTGATTTGATTGCGTTTTGATTGTGGTACAACTCAAAAGCATTATCTATTCTAGAAGCATCAAAACCTTGGCCAGTCATTTCATCAATAACTGATCCTGTCATTTTCATACTTCCAGCATGAAGAAAAGCCTTAGCCTGTGACTCTGTTTTCGGCCCTCCATTCTCAGGAGAAGGCATTGTTAATTTAACAGTTGTACCATTTGGTAGTTTTACAGTGGCTTCTTCTGGGAGTAATCCCCACTTACCTAATATAGCTATTTGATTAGCGGCATCCTCTGCTTCTTTTTTGTCTTTTGGAACTGCTTGAAACGATCCGCTCTTAGGACTAAACACATAGTTCGACCCTCCAAGTTCAACAATCTGAAGATCAGTATTCTTAGTTAATTCATTTAGAGACTTAATTCCTTTTGCTCCCAAATCAGATGCTCTTTCTGCAATTAATTGCTGTAAGAGTTCTTCTTTTTCAACAGCAGTTTTTGGACGGCTAACAGTGTATTCCTCTTGCCTCTCAGGAGAGACAAGCTCTCTTCCTGTTTTTAAGGTGAAAGGTTCTTCTGGTTCTGAATCTGGAACAGGAATATTTACTGGTGGAAGAGTATTAGATTTTTCATTTAAAGCATAAGCATTTGCTGCCTCGTTTAAATCACCACTTGCAGGCATATAGTCAAACAGTTTGTTTCTTACATCGCCTTGAGCTTGATTTGCTTCTTCTGAATAACTTTCTATCATATCAGAAAGTCCTTTCATTTTTTTCTGAATTGGTTTTATAAATTCAGGCTTAAATTTTCCAGTGACTTTTAACTCATTCCCAAACTCATTAGTTTCAAACCTAACAATATCAGCATCAGTAGGTTTCCCATCGTCATTGACTAATTTTTCACCAGAAACAAATCTTTTAGCTTCAGCAAAATCTCTTGCAAAAGGCACTTCACTAACTGTTCCTTTATATCCAGATTTTATATTCTGCTCATCTATAGCTTTATTAACATCTTTAACAAAACCAGATTTCATTTCATTTACTTTATTTAATTTAAGTTCAGCAGTTTCGACTTCATTAAAAATAGGATTAGATTCTGGTATTTGATTAGGTTGATTTTCATCCCACCAAGATGGAGCCACTGACCCAAGTGAGCCTTCAGCGTGTTTAAATCCTTCTCCTTTAGGAACACCATACTCATCAAGATTTGGATTAAAATTTTGAGCCCAAGGTTGAGTAGGAGAGAACTCTCCACCCTCTCTGTATTGTGCTGGAATATCTTTTGTTTCTTGCGTGTTGACAGGGACTGTAGATCCTACACTGTATTTTCCATAAGCATCAGAAACAGCTTTGTCCCTAACTATAGCTCTGTTTCTTTCATCTTGTTCATATTGTAATTTATCAAATTGAAACTGTTGGATTTTCTTAGCCCTTTTAAGCTGATCCATTTTTTCCTGAGTATCATACTCTGATATAATTCCTTGTAGCTCACGGGTTCCCATGTCTCCAGCGTTCTGGAGTTTGTCGAACATTTTTTGCTGTGATTGAGTTCTTACTCCTAAATCCGCAAGCTCAGAATAAATAGCTTGTGCCTCACCAGAAAGAAGCTCACGCCTTTCTCGGCCTGCTGTGTAATTCTGGAACCCTTGTCCTATGCTTGATCCAAACGAAGACAACCCTGCTGCTAGTGCTTGACTACTCATTTTATATTAACCTCCTAATGCTTTAACTAAATAATTCTCCAAAACTACCCGCTTGACCAGCGGCTCCAAACATACCTCCACCCAATCCACCTAGAGCACCCATCGCTCCCCCAAACATAGCAGCATTCATGTCTGCATTATGTTTCTTGGCCTGCATAGCCATGTTTGCATTCTGTCCATGCAATTGTCCCGCATAGCCACTCTCAGGGTTAAATACGTTACCTCCTCTGTAACTTCCTGCCTGCCCTAGAGCAGCAGCAGGATTGTAAGCTCTTGATGACCTACCAAGCACAGCCATCATTGGGTCTGCTGTGAGGCTACTAGAGAGCCCTAGTTGCCCTTGAGCGAATTGCTGCCTGCCTCTCCTGCGATCCTCCATAGCGTTCATCTCAGCTAATGTTTCCATCGCTTGGTCGTTTATGCCAAAACCAAATCCACGAGCACTCTGGCCCCCCCTCACGCTCTCTCTAAGGGCTCTTTGCTGGAATGGGGTGAGCTTACCCCCTAGAGCTAATTCGTCCATTGCTTGACGGTTAAGCTCCTTCTTCATGGCAGTTTCCTCTGGTGATGCCCCTTCAAGAGCACTAACCATTCTACCCCCATATTTCTCTATCGCCTCTACATCACCTAGCCTAGCTTGTTCAGTAGCGGCTCTGTCCATCTCTGCCATGCGTGGATATATCTCGTTCTGATATAAATCCATCACTTGCGGAGTTAGATTCTTCGCTATGTTGAATTGCATTTCAGCATACTTAGGCTGATATTCTGCCTCTTTGCCGTAAAGCTGATCTGCGTACTTTAATTGAGTTAGGAGGTTCTTTTCGTACTCTCCAGCGTAATCTCTTTTTTCTTCACTAATTTTTGTTGATCCCATTATTCTACCTTATCTTTATACGTTTCCCATTTATAATAATTTAATTCTTTTTTATCAGATTTGTTTTTGTGCCAGCAAACCCATTCAAGCGGGAAAGGAGCGATATCAAGAAACCTCCGCAAAGAGTTCTTTCCCGATGCAAGATGTACAAACCAAGTATCGGCATCACTAAAACTAAAACTATAGTCGAGTACGAATCCATCGTCTTCTTTTCTAATTGGCCGCCCCATTATAAAAAAGTCTCCACCGCTGTAAACATAACCTTTTGAAAGATAAAAGGCTAAATCCTCCCCGAATGATCGAGTAGAATCTTTGTCATACAACTTCTGAGCCTCTTCTATAGGGTTAATCACTCTTCGCTAGTATCTTCCTCCTCATCAACATCATCTACAACAGGCTCTGGTGTTGGTTCTGGTTCTGGTGTAACTGGTTCAGGTTCTGGTGTTGCTTCCACTGTTGTATCCAAAGTCACTTCTGGTGCTTCAAAGTTTTCAGCATTAACTGGTGCAGCCTTTTGAGCTTCAATTTGTGAATCTAAGGATGCCCACCAGTTTTGATCTGCTGCAAATTGATTAACTATCTCTGAAGATTTCTCAGCAGTTAAATCATCAAGCATAAGCATTGTACCTTCTTCTGGCTTCC